CCAGTAAAACCACGGACAGATCTAACAGCATTCATAAGAACCACCTTTCTGAGCTTTCGCTCTACCAGTTAAAAAAAACAACAGCTTACATATTTATATTCGTATAGACACACTTTTTATTTAATTAATTATCTCCATAATTATCGCCCCATGTTACATAACCATCATCCTTAAGCATCTTGAATACTTCAGCGTAATGATAGTTGTGCCAATTAAAGCCCATATCTCCACAAGCTTCGATATATTCTTGATAAAATTCAGTCATGTCTATATGATCATAAACTGAATCGTAGATAGTACCCTTCAGAGACTCATTATCTTCATCAATTTTACGAAGTTTCTCTAAGCCATACTTTCTTTCAAGTCTCTGCCCAAAGTGGACAGCAAGGGCTTCTAAATCGCCTTCTTGGCATGGTTCATAAGGCGTTGTCCTAACTTCTGGTAGACTACCTAGCTTATCTGGACTTTTCATTTTTCTCTCCTTGAATTGGTTCACCGTTCACAATATTGGCCAAACCCATTATTTCTGGCCTATCTTTCACATTATCATACCTGTTTTCAAATTCTTCATCTAAATCCCTAAGTTGTTCATAAGGTACATAACCATCACCCCTTAGAACCCTACAAACAAATTCGTAATCACCGTTTTTAACTCCGCTCAGAATATCAATGATATCCTCTGCCATCAAGATGCTAACCTTTTCTTCTCTACTAAACTTCATATGTCACTCTCCTTGTATATACTTATTCGTTTCACACACCAAAAGATTTACTTAATTTGTAAAAATAAATAAGGCATTATCACCCATCCAACTACCGATCATATCCCCTTCCCATTTGAGTTCTTTTGCGAAAACCCTAGCTGCATTAGCAAAATTTTCTTGGTACTCTAGCTCGTAATCCCAAGGGATTATCTTCGATGGATTTCTTACAGTACCATTGCCTAATCTGGCTTTAAGGCGTTTGCCTTTAGTATCTGTAATAGGTAGAACCTTCACAAAAATAGTCGCACCGCCCACAAATTTTATTCTCATGTCACAAACTCCTTGTATATATCTATTCGTTCCACACACCATTTTATTTACTTAAATCCAAACTTTTCTTTTAACTTTTTATAGAGTAAGTCATACTCTTCTTGCCCCATATCACTTTTCATAAACTTCTTGTCTAATCTATCTACTTCTCTCTCAAATTGTATTTCCTTATCTTGTTCGCTCATCTTATTCCCTTTCTTAGTATTTGTTTTCCTTACATAGTTATATTCGTTTGAACACGATTTTTATTTAGTAAAATATAAAAATATTTTTAGTATTACCAAGTATTACAAAAAAGCTATGTGCGTTCCGCATCCCCGATCCCTTACCCGATTTCAGCAAGGCGGGTTGTTTTATATCGGCCCTCCCGATTATTCAAGTTTTATTTTTCACCTCCTATGTATATATATTCGTTTGAGAGCATAAATTATTTAGTAAAATTTTAAATTTTTTTTGAATAAGATAATTGGATAAAGATATCCAATTTAATTTTGATGGTATGGGAAAGACGCTTGCTGTACAGGCATATCATCAGGAAACTCGCATGGTCTAGATAAGACCAAGCGATTTTGTTTTTTTAAAAAGATTTTACTTGACAGATTTTTAGTCCGTCAAGTATAATGTTTAGCAGGAGAAGATTAGCCTATCTAAAAACCTATTCTATCTCCGAACAAGCTAAAAACTATCTCCATCTGCAAGATTTCTGTACTTGAGCAGAGAAAATTAAATAAACTATACATTGTCAGCTTCCTCCAAAGTAAAATACTCTTGTTCATTTTTAAGACTCACATTAAGTCTTTGGAATTTAAACCATACATTTTTAATATCTTCTTCTGTTGCCTTAGTATGCGTTTTATGTACCGATAAGACTACCAAGGCAGTAGAAATAATATCTAATTCATTTTTATTCAATTCTATATTCATGATTAAACCTCTAATTCTTTTTTCAAAGATAGTTTTTGTCCTTGTCTACCACCCTTGGGAGACTTCTTTTTGGTTTTGAAAACAACCATACCCCTTGGTGTTTCACCCCTACGCTCAAAAGGCATATTTACCAGCGTGAATCTAATTGTCCTACTCATCTTACTACTCCTTGTTAAAGAAATTAACCTTACATATACATATTCGTTTCAAGTTAGATTTTATTTAGGAAAAATCTAGAAAAACCTATTTTATTAATCACGATCATATCTACTTGGTTTATACATAGCATTGCCATTCTCATGAATGAAATCATCAATGCTTAACGCCTCTTCATTGTCTACTTCTCTCTGCTCCAACATCTGGTGCAGGGCTTGACAACCGTCTAAGATTCTGCAATGCAGATACTCAGGATACTTACCATCTACCGTTTGTATCCAACCATGATCAAATTCTTCCTCAAAGCTATTGACTACAAAGGTATTTGACCTTGGGTTATAGTCAACGCCTATTAGATAGGCATGGCCATTGTTTAAGACTTCTGGCATGTGTTTCATAAACTCGGCATATTCGTTACATTCTAAAATCAAATCGCTCATATCTAATTCCCTTCAAGTTATAGGTTACTCATCCTCTCCACACATATCATCTGGCCAATCATAGTCTTGCTCAGTATCGTCTTCGATGTATTCTCTCTCATCGTAGTTGCCATCAAGACCATCCTCAAAAGATTCAAATTCCCACTCATCGTTAGTCCAGTCCATTTTCCATCTCCTTGGTTATTGTTACTTACTTATTCGTACAACTATGATTTTTATTTAGCTAACTTTTCGAGCAAATAAACTTTTCTCATCTCCGTTATTCGCCCAATCAGTTAAAACCCCTAAAGCCCCAATCGAATCTAAGGCACTTCGAAGATGACCAAAATAAATCTTAGCATCCTCAGTTCTTTGCCAATCCTCTGCTAGATAAGTATCAGCAAGATTAGCTTGCTTAACCAATGCCATCAAAGTATTTACTGTTGTTTCATAATCCATTTTTCCATCTCCTTTGTTTTAGTTATCGTTACTGCTTCCGTACTATTCTATTCGTATAAGTAGGCTTTTTATTTAATAGAATATAAAAATATTTTAGTAAAATTTTATTATACCAAATTAAATCAGTCCAGGCTCCCCCCATCCCACCTGAGTATTCCCCCAGATGGCAAGCTTATTTTTTATCGGCCCTTCCCGATTTTTCCAGATTTTTTAAGTATCCACCTCCTTTCTATATAGTTATATTCGTTTGAGGTAGCAAATTATTTAGCAAAAAAAATAAATTTTTTTAAAAAAGATAATTGGATAAAGATATCCTATTTTCGAAGCTTGTTATATTAGGTAATACCGCTTGCTAGTCAGGCATACTCTCAGGAACCTCGGTGGTGTCCATAGGACACACCAAGCTTTTTTAAAACTACTTTTTTCGATTTTAGGTATCTCACCTAGGTTTGCCCCTAAAAGTAGTAAACATTACCATTCATTTTAATCTAGATCATACTTCCCCCTTATATACTTATATTCGTTCGACCTATATATTTATTTAGTTATTTTTGATCAATTGCTAACCATATTTCATTTTTATGATAAGTATTAAGGCATTGCCTAAGTGTATCTATATTTGGCATATCGGCAAGATTATCAATCACATTACTATTTCTTACCGAAAAGAAATAATACAACAATACTTTTTCCCCATTAATCTCAATAGTTTTTCCCCTTGCAAATCTCATGATTTTTCCCCTTATTAATGATATATGTAAGCTACATTGTTAACATTTTTATCCCAACATTTACGGCATTCATTGCAATTAACCTTGCTTGCACCATTAAAAGCTTCCAAGCTTGCTGGACAAATATTTTCGTGCCTATCATCAGCATTTACTGGTGTTGATACTACTGTTGAAGTAGGTAATCCTAGTGCTTTACTTGGCAATTGATCAACCTTGAACATACTTGGACGAACACAAAGATTATCGGCAAATTCTCCATATATAGCTTGAAATTCCATAATCATGCCCAATTCTTTGGTTGGAAGCCAAAATTTAACTTCTGGCAATGATTTTGCAATTTCATTTATTGCGACTAAGTGTTCAAGAGATTGAATATCTCCGCTAGTATGCCAGCGAAAATATCCTTTGCCTACCTTATCACGCAAAGATTTATACTTTGCTCTTAGTTGTACTGTAAAATTTTCTTGCCATACTTTTAAATCTTCCAATTGTGAAAACCTTGCAGTATTCGCATTTTTTACATTGCCAAAGATATACCTACCATTCAAGGCATAGCAACCATGGCAAACAGTACCTTCAATCTTTGCAAGCTTAGATCCAGTCTTACAATTCCACGCTGGAGTATCCCAACTAAGCCATGGCATTTTTTCCGTTTGAGAAAATTTAATTTCAATATTTTCTACAGTATTCAATTCAATTCTCATCTTATTATTCCTTATACAAAGTTATCTATATAGTTATATTCGTTTGACTATCAATTTTATTTAGATATTCCATTGCTCAATTTGTTTGGCAATTGTTGGGATTAAAATATCCCAATTAGGTTCAAAATCATTATCATCGATTACAATCTCAAAATTTTCATCATCCATTTTTTACTCTCCCTTTTTACTAGTGTTAAGTTATCCCTTACATACTTATATTCGTTTGACTAAGCTTTTTATTTAATAGAATATAAAATTATTTTAAAAATATTTTTGTTATACTAAGTTATATCCATAAAGATATAGCCGTTCCGCATCCCCTATTCCATACGCTATTGCATGGCGGGTTTTAGCATTACCCTCAAGCTTCTTATATAGTTATATTCGTTTTAGAGGGTGAATTATTTAGTAAAAAAATAAATTTTTTTTAAAAAGATAATTGGATAAAGATATCCGATTTTGGCGGGGTTATAATGGGTAATACAAAGTAATACCCCGCAAGCCCACCAGTCTAGGTAAGACAGGCAGGTCTTTTTTTTTGTTGGCCTATCGGCCCGGCCCGCTCTTTTGAGCGAGCCATTGAGGGGCTTTCGCCCCCTTACCTATCGTATACCCAATCAACTAGGGTATACATTAGTGAAACATAAGCCGATAAAAAGAACAATAGAATTAAATCCATCATGATCTTGCCCTCCTTGATTGTAATTCTTTCCGATATACCGATATTTGATCGGCATACTTTCCATATGTATCTATTCCATTAGCTATGCATTCTTGGCAATCGGCAATACTTGCCACCAATCCCGCAATACTCATATTCCTCGCTCTTTTTTCTTCTACTGACCAATTGCACACAAAAGGATTATAATTGTTCATTTCTACATCTCCATGTAAGTTATTGTTATCTATATATATATTCGTTTGACAACTGTTTTTATTTAGTAAAAAACAGAAAAAACTTTTTTATTCTTTGATTACTCCATACATTCTTGAATTATCATCATCGTCATCATCATCATCATCGTCATCTGGATCAATTGTAATGGTCATTCTAGTTTTATCAATATGATCAAACCATTCCTTATTTAACATAAATTCATCGTATGACAATGGCACTCTCGCCCACGGATTTACTACTATAGCTATCATAACTTTCCTTGTGTTAGTGTTACATTACCTATATATCTATTCGTTTTAAAGTAGTTTTTATTTAGGAAAAAACTATAAAAACCTTTTTAATTTTTAGTCGTGTATAATCCCTTCTGCTATAAACTTAAGACTATACGCCGATACCTTTTTCTCTTCATGATGGTTACCTTCTTGATAACTTACCAAGATATACCAACCATTCTTAGACTTTGACAAACTTTCTATTGTTCCAAACCTAAAACCATCGACCTTTGAATCTGGTCTAAGATATCTATTAATTGATATCTTCTTGCCAATATTAGAACCAAACAATTCCGCTCTTGCAGGAAACCCATCTTGAATCTTAATCATATCAAATCCCTTTTCAAAAAATTGGTAGTACTTAATTAGGCGACTACCTTAACCTATCTGTATATATATTCGTTTGAAGGTAGTTTTTATTTAGGAAAAAACTAAAAAAACCTTTTTATTTAATCATCCAACAATACCCATTCTGAATTACATTCTACTTCCTCTTCCAATTTCTTCCTATCTTCCCACCGTTGAATTGTTTGGATCAAAAATACCGCTTCCACTTCACTATCTACTTGAGCCACGAAAAAACTCTCAGTAATCTCAGGAATTTCCCCATGATATACAATTTCTTGCTCAACTACCGAAAATTTACCATTACTGTTTTTAGAATATGCTAACATCTTTTTAACCCCTCTTGTTTGTTGTTAGGTATAGCTTATTGCTTCCCTTATACTTATATATTCGTTTTAACGGTCTAATTATTTAGATAAAAAAATAAATTTTTTTAAAAAGATAATTGGATAAACATATCCAATTTTTATTTGGTTAGATTAGGTAATACCGACTATTGGGCCTAGGGGTATATACATACCTTCCCTAAGCCCGTTGGTCTTGATAAGACAAACAAGTATTTTTTATTTTTGGCCTATCGGCCCGGCTTACCATCTTTCGATGGCAAGCCATTGTAGGGCCTACGGCCCGCCTATTCAGCGAGGGATTCTTGGATCTCAGACCATATCTGAGATATACGGCCGTTAGATAAACCAAGCTGTTGGGCTATTTCTTGGTTTTCGTACCGATGACTTTTTAGTACTATGATATCATGCTCGACTTGATTTATATACCCAAGGTCGAAAAGTTCCTTGGCATTACTTGCCACTTGTTCAACCAAATCCTCGGACTTATCGATCATATCGATATCTTCGTTAGCATTAATGCTAACATTATTCTTTCTAACATTGTCATAATCTAACCTATCTTTAACCTTATTGTTAAAGATCTTCCAACAAAAATTATCAAATTTAACCCCTCTTGATGGGTCGAAGGTTACTGATGCATCTCCAATAGCGTCTTGAACCAAATCTTCAACATTACGATATTTGGTACGATTCTTAGAAATCATCTTTTTAGCCAAGAGGTTAACATCCACACCAAAAACCAAGCTTGCATTATTCATATCAAAATCCCTTTATTCTACTTAAGTTATTAGGATTTTTAGAAGTTAAAAATCGATTACCAATAACTTATATAATCATATTATCGTCTTTTATTTTTATTGTCAATACTATTTTTAAAAAAAACATGAAATATTTTTAAAATAATTTTTATACTAAGTTATACCTATTTTTAAAAATAATGTTTACTATGTTTATAAACATTAAAATTCTTAAAAATGAGAAAATCGATTTTAAGCGATATTTTTGTTTTTTTGGGTATTACTCCAACCAATAAGATAATCGAAAATAAAGCTATTTTTAGAGCTTTAAATGCCATGCCATTATGACATATTGAGACTTGCGGAGTAGTAAATATAACTAGGTTATACCTGTCAAAATGGCATTTTCAATTTTTTTTTAAAAATTTTTAGAAAAAAAAGAGCATGACAAAATGACATATTGCGTATGACAAAAAGGCAGGGGTTTTTTCAAATCGACTGCCAATCTGGCAGACTGCCAAAATGGCGGCCGGGGTTCCCACTCAACAAGCCCAACTTTCCCCAATGTACTACCTATTCCTTCCTAGTACGGCCTTTATTCTTCTTGATGCGTTGAATAGTTTCAATGGGGTATTCGACACGAAAGAGCCTCAGTAGGGCATCTCTAATTTCTTTGTCGCTAATGATATTGTGATTGTCATATATGAATTGAATGATATAATCTGGCAAAGGAGTATTTCTCATGACTAAAAACAATCCGATTGACATTGAATCTCAGATCAAGGTGGTGGCAGCCGAGGGCGTATTACCAGAGCTAGACCTGTTGGCCCCTAGTCCTCCATTGGACCAAGCTTTGGCAAGTATAGAAGATAATATTGTTGAAGACAAAAAGAAAGATGAATAAATATCCACATGGATTAAAAGAGCGAGATGTGATGTTGGCACTCGATAGAGCGATCAACCTTCTTGCCCCAACCTTTGCGTTTGGCTATTATGATGTTGATGATATTAGACAAGAGGCATATATATTTGGCCTTGAGGCTTTGTCACGATATGACCCATCTCGCCCACTAGAAAACTTTTTATATACACACATAAAGAATAGACTTATTAATTTTAAGAGAGACAAATATCATAGAACAGATCCACCGTGTAAAATTTGCCACAATGTTGGAAAGTGTACAAACGGTGATTTTTGTGATAAGTATAAGGCATGGAGAAAGAGAAATAATTCAAAGCAAAATTTAATGCGACCTTTGGATATCCATACAGTTTCAGATGACAATGAAAAAAACATACATGAGAAACAATGCGTTGTAGACGATGCCAGCATATCTGAATGTTCAAATTTAATTGACCTACATTTACCAGTTGAACTTAGGTCTATATATTTAAGAATGAAGTCTGGCGAGTCTGTGCCAAAAATAAAAAAGAAAAAAGTCGAGCAAGCAATCAAGGAGATATTAGATGGCAGGAAAAAGGCTGAATAACTCTGATCGTGATTATATAACTAAGCACCATGAAACTCAATCTCTAGAGGACATGAGTTCTTTCCTGCTCAAGCCTATTGTACTTATAAAAGAGTTTGTAGATACTATTACAAATGAAACTCATAAAAGTTTAAAGAGCAGTAAAGCTTGGAGGCAACTCAAGCAGGAGATGGATGAGGACGAGTTGGAATATTTTGAAGAGCAGTATGTAAAGTATATGGCTCAATTCAGAGAAGATGTTTTGGTTACTGAAGAGACACAGATTTTTCTTGTGATTAAATTTGAAATCATGATGCACAGGAATGCAAAGTCAAAGCGTAATGCAGGAAAGGAAATAGCCAGACTAATAAGAATGCAAGAAGAGTATCTATCTAGATTTGCTTCGCCCGAAGATATGGGAGATGCAGACCGTACTTATATACTTAATATAGAGACACAAATACAAGCAGCTAAAGCTTCTGAACAGGCAAGATCAACAGAGTTTATTAAACTCGAAGAGAAACATCAAGCTTTGCTTAAAGATTTAAAAGCCACTAGAGATCAGAGAGTAACTAGAATTGAGTCATCTAAAGAGACATACCTAGCTATTATTAAAAGACTACAAAATGAAGATGAGAGGGAACTCGTTGGGGGTACTATGGAAACCATGCGGATGGCTACAGCTAGAGAAGAAAAAAAATTAACTAGTCCACATACATTTGAAGATGGCAGTCAGGACATGCCAGTTTTAATTCCAAAGGAAAAAGAAAATGATTAAGAGAGCATTAGTATTTGGTGCTACTGGACAGGATGGCTCCTATCTCTGCGAAAGTCTTTTGAAGAAAGGCTATGAGGTACTAGCCGTAGGAAGAAGATCTTCAGTAGATAATACTGAGAGATTGCGAAGCTGCTTGGGCCACAAGAGGTTTAATTTTCTCAAGGGCGATATATGCGACCAATCTTTTGTATTTAACACAATAGATAAAAATCATCCAGCAGAAATATACAATCTAGCAGCACAGAGTCATGTGGGAGATTCTTTTACTCAACCCCACTATACTGTAGATGTGGACCTTAAGGGAACGCTCAATGTCTTGGAAGGGATTTTGAATTTTTCAAAATCTTCAAGGCTTTATCAAGCGTCAACAAGCGAAATGTACGGATCGTGCTTTTCTTATTATAGTCATATAGATGAAAGCAGAATTGAATCTAAAACTGCTATTAGCAGAGAAGATTTTATTGACTTAAAATGTTTTCAAGACGAAGAAACTTTAATGATTCCAAACTCTCCTTATGGAGTAGCAAAATTAGCATCTCACAATTTGGTAAAAATCTATAGACAGTCTTATGGCTTGTTTGCATGTTCGGGAATACTTTTTAATCATGAATCTCCAAGGAGGGGGGAACTGTTTGTAACTAGGAAAATAACTTCTTGGATAGGTAAACACATCAATAAATTATCTAAAGAAAAATTACAGCTTGGTAATATAGATTCTCTGCGTGATTGGGGTCATGCAAAAGATTATGTTGAAGCAATGATATTGATGTTGTCTTTAGATGATCCAGATGATTTTGTTATATCTACTGGAGAAACTTATTCTGTTGAAGATTTTCTTGATAAGTCTTTTAAAATTGCTGGACTTGGAAATTGGAATAAACATGTTGTATTGAACAGATCTCTAAAAAGACCATTTGAGGTTGACGCTCTCCGTGGAGTATCATCAAAAGCAAAGCAGCTACTTAAATGGAAGCCTCACTATAATTTTGATCTTCTTGTAAAAGAGATGGTCGAAAGCGATATCAATGGATATAAAGTATAAGGTCATAAGAGACACAAGAGAACAAAATGGCTGGACATTTATGCCTAGTAAAGCATGTGAGGGAACAATACCAGATGCTTTAAAAACAGGTGACTATTCAATAGAAGGATATGAGCATTTACTTACTATTGAAAGAAAAGGTTCAGTAGCAGAATTGGCAAATAATTTGGTAGAGGATAGATTTGAAAGAGAATTAGAAAGAATGGAGTCTTTCAAGTATTCATTTATGATACTAGAATTTTCTATGGATGATTTAATTAAATACCCTAAAGGATCTGGAATACCATCATACAAAATTAAAAGTGTTAAATTAAATCCATTCTTTTTATTAAAAAGATTAATGGAAATAGAGATTAAATATAAAGTTAAAATTATCTTTGCAGAAAATCATGGGCAAACAGTAGCATCTTCCATATTTAAAAGAGTAATTGAAAATGAAAGACCAAGAGAAGTTAAAGCAGATAATTGATAAAGCTTGGATGCTTTCAGAAGAAGAAATGTTGGCTGTTAATCCATCTACGGACATAAGAGATATTCAACGAATAGTTGATATACCATTAAATACAATACACCCATTAAAAAATATATCTAAACAAGACTTGGAAAGAATGGACATATATCTTTTAAAGATAATGAGAAATCCAGACTACTTTCCATTTACATGTAAGCTGTTGTTTGGCATAGATATATTTCCTTTTCAGCATATCATTTTGAAAGAACTTTGGAAAAGACCATTTCCGATGATTATTGCTGGTCGTGGAGCAGGAAAGAGTTATATCCTTGCTCTATATTCCATGTTGAGACTTTTGTTTACACAGGGATGCAAGATTGCAATCATAGGTAAAGTATTTAGGCAGAGTAAAGTTATATTTGAATATATGGAAGGTTTGTGGGCAAATGGAGTTATTTATAGAGATATATGTGGTGTTGGCAAAGGTAGAAATAATAGAGATCAAGGACCAAGACGAGATATAGACAGATGTGAAATGATTGTTGGAGATAGTGTTGCAATGGCATTGCCGTTAGGAACAGGAGAAAAGATTAGAGGTCAAAGAGCAAACTATACAATATGCGATGAGTTTGCATCAATCAGAGAAGATATATATCAGAATGTTGTTCGTGGTTTTTCTAGTGTGTCATCAAACCCAAGCGAAAAAGTTCATCGTGAAGCAAAAATAAGATTGATGAAAAGACTTGGGCTTTGGACTGAGGCAGATGAAGCACAAGAAAGTAAAATACTAAGAAGCAATCAAAATATAGTTGCTGGTACTGCTTACTATTCATTCAATCATTTTTATAAAACATGGTTTAACTATAAAAGAATAATTGATAGTAATGGAGATAGAAAAGCCCTTGAGGAAATATTCCAAGGACCAGTACCAGAAGGATTTGACTGGAGAGATTATTCAGTCATAAGATTGCCAGTAGAAATATTGCCTAGTGGATTTATGGATGCAAAGCAGATTACTTCTGCAAAAATCAATAGCACAAAAGCTAATTATCTAATTGAATATGGTGCTACATTTGCCACAGATTCTGATGGATTTTTTAAGCGTAGTCTTATTGAATCTTGCGTTGTTGGAAAACCGGAAATGCCAGTTGTATTACAAAGCGGTGAAGTTGTTTTCCATGCCTCATTGCTTGGGGATGCTGCTGTTCAACATGTAATGGCGATTGATCCAGCTTCAGAAAGAGATAATTTTGCAGTTATAGTTTTAGCACTTCATCCAGACCATAGAAGAATAGTTTATTGTTGGACAACCAATAGATCTGCTTTTAAAGAAAAAATGAAAAATGGAATTGTTAATGAAAAAGATTTTTATGGATATTGTTGTAGAAAAATAAGAAATTTATCAAAATGTTTTCCGAATATGGTTCGTATAGCATTAGATAGTCAGGGTGGTGGAGTGGCTATTGAGGAAGGATTGCAAGATACAAACAGACTTCAAGAATCTGAAAAAGCAATCTATAGAGTTATAGATCCAGACAAACGAAAAGATAGCGATGATAAAAGCGGAGATCATATTTTATCTATGATTAATTTTGCTGATCCAAACTGGGTAGTAGAAGCAAATCATGGCTTAAGAAAAGATATGGAAGACAGAACACTTCTTTTTCCATATTTTGATCCTATATCATTATCTTTGGCACAAGAAGAAGATATGGCAACAGGAAGAGTTAAAGAAAATACAAACTTGTACGACACTCTAGAAGATTGCGTCATGGATATTGAAGAATTAAAAGACGAACTTGCAAGTATTGTTCATATACATACACCATCTGGAAGAGATAGATGGGATACACCTGAGAGTAGAGATCCAGACGGAAAGAAGTCAAGAACTAGAAAAGATAGATATTCTGCACTACTTATGGCAAATATGGTTGCCAGAACATTTCAAAGGATTGAAGTTCAAGATGAGTATATTCAAACTGGTGGTTTTGCAAGAGAAGTTGCGTCATCAAAAAATACCAATCAAGACATGTATATTGGTCCAGAATGGTTTAAAAAAGCTACAAAGCACAACCTTGGTTATGGTACAGTTGTTCCTACAAGGTGTAATAACAATATAGAGTAATCCGATTGTAATCCGATTAGGAAAAAAACAATGTCAAATGATAATCCAATGTTTGTTACTTGGGATGAAAATGATCCATCTTCTAAGGAAAAAGCTTTTGCTAAAGCTAACCATGCAGACTCATTAACTAGATCAATTGCTGGAAATTCATTTCAAAATATTTCAACTAATAATGTGTCTGTAAGAGAGTCTTTTGACAAACGAGATTATGATTTTTTTAGACCTGGCGAACAGATACCAATTTTTGATAAAGATATCATATTAGCATGTATGCAAGCCTATGAGCGTATAGGCATTGTTCGTAATGTAATAGATATGATGGCTGAGTTTGCATGTCAAGGAATTGATCTTGTTCATCCAAATGAAAAAATACAAGAATTTTATAAAGAATGGTTTAAAAAAGTAAATGGTGTTGAAAGAACTGAGCGTATACTTAATATGCTATATCGTTCTGGTAATGTAATTATAAAAAGATCTACTGCTAAGCTTAAAAATTCAGATGTTCAAAATCTTCAGAAAGGTTTAGCAGCAGATGTTCCTGTTGAAAAACCAGCACCGTCACCAAAGAATGAAATACCTTGGTCATATACAATTTATAATCCATATACTATCGAAGTTTATGGAGAAGAATTAGCACCATTTATTGGTCCAAACGCATTTAGGTATGGTGTTAAAATACCAGAAATAATAAATAGAAAATTAAAAAATCCAAAAGAAGAAATTGAAAAAGAAATGGTTTCTGGAATTCCAACATCAACATTTAATCCCAGTATTTCTGGGGGCAAATCTGTTCCTTTGCCACAAGATAAAACTGTGGCGATTTATTATAAAAGAGATGATTGGCAAGTTTGGGCAAAGCCAATGATTTATTGTATTCTTGAAGATTTGTTAATGCTTAAAAAAATGAAACTTGCAGATCTTGCAGCACTTGATGGTGCTGTCAGTCATATCAGATTGTGGAGATTAGGTTCTTTAGAGCATAGAATATTACCAACAGAGAGTGCTATATCTAGACTAGCAGATATGTTGTTGAATAATGTTGGTGGTGGTTCTATTGATTTAATTTGGGGTCCAGAACTAGACTTCAAGGAAACATCTACTGATGTAGTAAAATTTTTGGGCGAAGAAAAATATAAACCAATTTTAAATGCAATCTTCGCAGGACTAGGCATACCACCATCCTTAACAGGGTTGCCAACAGGTCAAGGATTTTCAAATAATTACATTAGTCTTAGAACTCTGATTGAAAGACTGGACTATGGAAGACAATTGTTAACTAGATTTTGGGAAACAGAAATTAAAATAGTTCAAAAGGCAATGGGATTTAAGTTTCCTGCTCAAGTTGTATTTGATCATCAAACATTGCAGGATGAAGCAGCAGAAAAACGATTGCTTATTGATCTAATGGATAGAGACTTAATTAGTGAAGAAGCTATTCAAGAAAGATTTAATTTTGTACCAGAAATAGAAAATGTAAGAAGAAAACGAGAAGCAAAAAGAAGAGATAGTGATCAAATGCCTAAAAAAGCTGGACCTTGGCATAATCCACAAAGACTTGATGACCTCAAAAAAATGTGGGTTCAAATGGGCATTCTTACACCAAAAGATTTTGGAGTGGAAGCTTCTCAAGAAACAGCACCTCCAAAAAACCCACAAGTTAACCCAGACCAATCTCAGGATAAACCTGTTGGTATTGAAGGGCAAGGAAGACCAGTTGGAGTTAAAGACGAAGAAAAAAGAAAAAAGAAAGAAGTAAAGCCAAGGACTTCTGCCGAGTTAGTAGAAATAATGTCTTGGGCAGAAGCATCACAGAAAGCAATTTCAGACTTAGTAAATCCAGCTTTTCTAGATTCATCAAAGAAAAAGTCGATTAGAGAACTTTCTTCAGATGAGTTTAATAATTTGGAAAAAACAAAGTTTCATATTTTGTGTAATTTAAATTATTTAGAAAAAGTAGATAAAAAAACAATTGCAAGAATTATTAATACAGACATGAAAGTTCATGATGATATAAACATGGTTTTATCTATAGCAACAAAGAACTATATTTCTAAAGAAGGAATTCAACCTAATACAGAGACTAGAAGGAAAATTGAAGCATCTTCTGTTGCCATTTATTTTATAGGTAAACAAGATGAAACCAGTAATCCTAATAACTCTGTATCGTAGATATCATGAATTTTGTAGCACTATTGAAAACATAGAAAGAAATAGAAAGTTTTTTAAAGTAAATCCAGACATATATGTTGTTTGGTCATCGCCAGAAAATGGAAAATTTTGGCTTTTTGAAGACCTTATAAAAAAAAATATTATTCAAAAATTAATAACAAGAAAATCTTTTCCAAATGAAAATGGAAAGTTACCAACATCTTTTTTTGAAGCTCACAATATAAGACTTGGATTAGAAACTGTATTTAGAGATCATCCAGATTCTTACTGCATAGTTCAAGCAGCAGATGTAAAGATTACAGAATATGGATTTGACACAATAGAAAACGAAATGCTTCGTGGTGCAAGTGCAGTCACATTTATTTGGAACAATAGTTATACATCTAATGCTTGGGCTACTAATTGTTTTGCAGTTTCTTCTGCAAGAAAATTTTGGCCACCATTTGTTGAATACGATACGATTGATGTTTTAGAAAGATATTGGTATAAAGAATTTGCTAAAAATAATAAAAAAGATTATGTTACAGTACTTGGAAATCAATCTAATTATATATTTATACACGAACATAAAACAGAAAAACTTCCAGCTTTTTTAGATAAATTTATTGGAAATAAAGATGACATACAATTATTTATAAAGGGAAGAAAGTCTTTAATTAAAAGAATAATAGATTTTTGGGTGTATTTATTATGGAGATAGTATGGCAAAAATCAAAATAATATATGACATCAAAACATCTAATGTTGAAGTATATATAGGAAGAAAAAAGGTGGATGATGTTTATGGTGCTTTTTTGCATCAAGATATAGAAAACTCATATAGATTTACTTTGCAGTTATTCAGCGATCAAGATGGAATTTTAAAATTTAAGAACTCTAAGGTTGAAAAAGAACCTCAAAATTTTTTATTTTTGAAAAAAATATGTAATTATTTTGGATTAGGAGAAAGCAAATGAAAGAATTTCCTATATACAAATCAGAAGTTCAAGATGGACTTAAAGAAAAAATTATTTCAAGTATGTCTATTTCGTCAACATGCGAATTAGAAATTTGTGATCCTTTTACTTTAAGTAAAGCTTTTAAAGCAGTTGCAGAAAATAAAAATCAAATGGATCTTCACTATTTAAAGTCAATCCTTGTAACAACAGGATGGAATAAAAATGATGATGTGTTTGATAAAGCAGAAGTTTGGACTGCAAGAAATACTCCTTCTGATAAACCATTTAATTTAGAACATGATCAAAAGCAAATAATTGGCCATATTACTGGATCTAAAGTAATTGACGATGAAGGCAATGATATCGCAGAAGGAATGAGTGTTGATGAATTGCCTAAAAAATTTCATATTTTAACATCTGCCGTTCTATATAAATTTTGGGAAGATCCAAAAAAACAAGAAGAAATGAACAATATAATTGCAGAAATAGCAAACAATAAATGGTTTGTTTCTATGGAAGCATTATTTAATAATTTTGATTATGCTATGGACGATGGTGTTTCTGCCAAAGTTGTTGCAAGAAATGAAAAGACTGCTTTTTTAACTAAACATCTTAGGGCTTATGGTGGCACAGGGGTGTTTAATGATGTTAAAATAGGTAGAGTTTTAAAGAACATAGTGTTCTCTGGAAAGGGGTTGGTTAAAAAACCAGCTAATCCAGAAAGCATTATTTTTGATGAAACAGAAGCTTTTGTTAAGAGTTCGGTGTACAACTTAGATGAGACTATAAAGTCAAAGGAGACAATTATGAGTATTGCAGAACAAACAGAGAAAAAAGTTGCAGAAGTTTCTGTAGAAGCTACTGAACAAACTATTTCTAAAGATGATGAAAAGGGTCAAATGGGCGAAGCTGGTTTGCCCCCCAAAGAATTTTTGTCTCAGAAGCCAGAAGAAGAAAAAGAAGAAACTCCAGAAATGGAAAAGAAAGAAGACAAAATGGAACAAGAAGAAGCTTATATGATGGAAAAGAAAAAGATGGCTGAAGAAAATGCAGCGATCAAAAAACAATTAGACATGGTTGTCAATGAACTTAATAACATGAAAAAAGAAAAACAATCAAATGATAGAACTAATCATGTTATGGAAAAATTAGGTATGAAAAAAGAAGAAGCACTTCCAGTAGTCAATGCTTTAAGTGCTCTTGATGACGAATCTTTTGCTAGTGCAGTCAATATTCAATCTGATTATTACAACAAAAAAATGTCTGAATATAAATCTGGAAAAACTGTGAATGAAGAAGTTCCTTCAAAAGATCCAGAAGAAGACAAAAAGAAAAATCCAAGCGAGAATGTAGAAGTTAGTGAAGATCCATCGGATGTGAAAGCATCTATATCTGTCTTGGAAACTGCTGAAGTTAAATCAGATGCTGCTCTTGCGACTTCAGAAAGTTCGAATGGTGTAAAGCAAGTAGCATCGCAAATTGCGTCTTATTTTGGTTTAGAAACATCGGCAACAGAGTAATAAAAGGAGAGAATAATGGCTCTTAAATCTGACCGTAATGTGCTTGAAACTGACATTTCTTTGGTTTGCAACGATGTTGTAAGCAAAGGTCTTGTTCTTGTTTATGGCACAGCAGCTTCTGGTGTTGGCAATGAAACTCCTGGTGTTGCGACTTTGGTTACCAATCCTTCTGGCTACAAAGTAGCTGGTTTGACTTTGGCAAGCTTTGTTAGCATTGACCAGACTCGTCAGCATCGAAATTTCCATAAAGATGAACAAGTCATTGGTGAAAAAGCTCCGCTGCTTCGCAAAGGTTATGTTGTAACTGACGCAGTAGCAGGAACTCCAGCACCTGGTGCTCCAGCATATCTTGTTGGAACTGGAGTTTTGTCAACAGTAGTTTCCGCTACTGGTGGCGAAGTTGCTACTCCATTGGTTGGAGTTTTTGCAACCGCTAAAGATGAAAGTGGTTTCGCAAAAGTTTACATTAACCTTCCTGCATAACTTAAAAAAGGAGAGATAGTTCCATGAAGACCCCAACTCCAGAAATGGTAGACCTTTTGCAGAAGTCAGGCAGCAACAATTATGAAGTTGCTTGTGCTGCACAGGTCGAATTGGCAAAAGCATTAACTCTTCCTCTTCGTCAGGGAGTGCTTAATGGTGATATCGTAAGCAACATTTATGAATCCGTAAATTTTGCTCCTGGTACCTCAGTAGAATTTCCTTTGGATTTTCTTGCTCCTGGTACTGAAAAAGATTTCGTTGCTTATACGATTCCTGCACAGGGTAAAATTCCTGAGAGAAGCGTAGAAGGCGACTATGTAATGGTTCCTACTTATGAAGTTGGTGCATCCATCGACTTCTCCTTGCGTTATGCTAGGGATGCAAGGTGGGATATCATTGGTAGGGCAATGCAAGTTCTTGAAGCATCTTTTGTTCGTAAAATGAATACTGATGGTTGGAGAACTATTCTTGCTGCGGGTGTTGGTCGTGGCTTGCTCATTTATGATGATGCTGCTTCCGCTGGCTACTTTAGCAAGAGACTTGTTGCTCTTATGAAGACTTCTATGAGGCGAAATTCTGGTGGTAACAGCACCTCGATTAATCGTGGTAAACTTACCGACCTTTATATTAGTCCAGAAAGTCTTGAAGACATTCGTGGATGGCAGATTGGTGAAGTTGACGACTTTACTCGAAGGGAAATTTTTGTTCAAGAACAAATGCCTCTTCCAAGAGTATTTGGTGTTAACCTTCACGATCTTGATGAGCTTGGTGTTGGCCAAGAATTCAACAAGTATTTTGATATCACCCTTGGTGCTGATTTCAGCAACTCTAAGGTTGAACTTGTTGTTGGTCTTGATCTTGAAAAGAACGACAGCTTTGTTCATCCTGTTCGTCAAGAAATCGAAGTTTACGAAGACCCTACTTTCCATCGTCAACGCAGGATGGGTATGTATGGTTTTGGTGAACATGGTTGGGCTGTTCTTGATAACCGCAGGGTTCTTCTTGGACAACTTTAATCTAAAGTTATCAAAAAACAAAAGCAGTCCTCTTTACGAGGACTGTTTTTTTTATTATAATTCATATAGTATTTAAATTACCTTTTGAGGATTTTGATATGGCAAAGGAACCAACAATATTTGAAAAAGCAGCTAATTTTGCTGTGGCAGTTACAAAGCATGTTGCTGCTGGAATGCCTACTCTGACTGAAGATAAGGTTAAAATAAGATTGGATATTTGTGATACATGTCCAGAAGTTAATAAGTCAACACCTAATTGGACATGTACAAAATGTGGTTGTAATTTAAAAATTAAAGCATCTTGGGCAAGCCAAGATTGTCCTATTAAAAAGTGGCCTACAATTACTTAGCATATGGTGTATTTAACTTTGGGAGAAAATAAAATATGCACTTCCAAAGAAACATAACAAGAATACAAGATCAAGATGACTTTTCTGGAATACCAAATTCTGGAGAAGTTATTGCTTTTGATGGACAAAATTTTGTTCCGTCAGGTATTACTGGTTATCAAGGAAACCAAGGACACCAAGGTGAACAAGGTTATATAGGTGTTCAAGGACATCAAGGACAAGAAGGAGAACAAGGAAATCAAGGACTTCAAGGTAGTCAAGGCAACCAAGGAAATCAAGGATTTCAAGGCAACCAAGGATTACAAGGTAATCAAGGTAATCAGGGAAATAAAGGAGAACAAGGTTTTCAAGGAAATCAAGGTCAACAGGGATTGCAAGGCAGTCAGGGATTTCAAGGAACTGCTGGAATAAATGGGTCTCAAGGAAATCAAGGATTTCAAGGAATAGCTGGAATAAATGGAGCACAAGGAAGTCAAGGTTTTCAAGGAAATGATGGTCATTATTCAGAGTTCATAGGAACTTTTGATAATGAGACACATCTTTTAACAACTCATCCAAATGGTCCACCACAAATATATCAATGGGCATTTGCACCAGATGATGCAAATCCATTAATTTTATGGGTTTATAGATATGATCCAAATTCTGTAAATTATTGGGCAAAAGAAGATATTTCTTTAACTTCTGGCCCTCAAGGTAACCAAGGGTCACAAGGTGATCAAGGATCACAAGGCAATCAAGGCGAACAGGGATTCCAAGGTAATCAAGGCGACCAAGGTAACCAAGGGTTTCAAGGTGAACAAGGTTCACAGGGGTTCCAAGGTGATCAAGGAAACCAAGGTGATCAAGGGAATCAAGGTGATCAAGGATTCCAAGGTGATCAAGGTAACCAAGGTGACCAAGGGAATCAAGGTGACCAAGGAAACCAAGGTAACCAAGGTGATCAAGGTAACCAAGGTGACCAAGGGAATCAAGGTGACCAAGGAAACCAAGGTAACCAAGGTGATCAAGGGAATCAAGGTGATCAAGGATTCCAAGGTGACCAAGGTGATCAAGGTGATCAAGGGAATCAAGGGGAACAAGGTTCTCAGGGTGATCAAGGATTCCAAGGTGATCAAGGTAACCAAGGTGACCAAGGCAACCAAGGGGAACAAGGTTTTCAAGGCGAACAAGGTTCGCAGGGTGATCAAGGATTCCAAGGTGACCAAGGCAACCAAGGCAACCAAGGATTTCAAGGTGACCAAGGTAACCAAGGTAACCAAGGGTTTCAAGGCAATCAAGGATCACAGGGTTATCAAGGCAATCAAGGATCAGATGCATTATGGAATTTTAGAGGTGCTTATAGTGGCGGTGCATCATATGCTGTAGGTGATATAGCAACTTATTTAGGGCAAACTTGGTATCGCATTCATTCTAATGGTGGCAATGTTGGGGATACCCCATCAGAAGGAACTTTTTGGACATTGATTGCCGAAAAAGGGCAACAAGGTTTTCAAGGTTATCAAGGATCACAAGGTAATCAAGGAAATCAAGGTAATCAAGGATTTCAAGGAAACCAAGGTTTTCAAGGAAATCAAGGTGATGCTGGATCTGGAGTAACAATTCAAGGATCTGAATCTTGGGAAAATATATTCAATAATGAAACTTTTAGTGCTGTTCTTGGAGATATGTGGATATTAACATCTACCGCACAAGGAACAGCATCACAATCATGCCCTAATCCTTCTAATGGTTCTGCTGCTGCTGGAGATGGTGTTGTATATACTGGGAATTCTCCAACTTACTGGCAAAATGTTGGTCCTATTCGTGGACCACAAGGAAATGTTGGTTCTCAAGGTAATCAAGGTATTCAAGGAAACCAAGGTTTTCAAGGATTTCAAGGAAATCAGGGATCACAAGGTAATCAAGGGATTCAAGGAAATCAAGGTTTTCAAGGTTATCAAGGAGATCAAGGTTTTCAAGGTAACCAAGGGCTTCAAGGTAATCAAGGTTATCAAGGAAATCAAGGCAATACTGGAATTAGTAGTGGTTTAGTTTTATTTTTAGATACTGCTGGTGGTGCATATCCACAGACAGGAGAGTTGCTGACTTCTCCAGACACAGGTACTCAAACCACAATTACAACTGGTAGATTAAATGTTGCCAATAATTATCTAGTAGGAACATTTACTACTCCAGCCAATTCTCTAACATCTACAGTCATAGTTGGTGGCATATGGTTGTTAAAACAGATTGCTAGTTGCACAACAACTAGTCAATTACCAACCATGCATTATGGTATTTATAGTGTTGATGCAGATGGTGTAAGCAATGAAATTTTGATTGCTGCTGGAAACTCAACAACTGCTACCTTTATTCCGGTTTCTCAATCCAGCATCGACATACAAGTTAGTGTTCCAGATACAATATTGATTGATTTAACAAAAAGAATAAGAATAAAAATTTATGTAAACATAAAACAAAATAATTCTACTGTTACTTTAGAATACAGAGACCAAACTCAGTCAGTTCTTATTACAACGCTTGTTGCTAATCCAGCAACTGGGCCACAAGGATATCAAGGCAACCAAGGACTCCAAGGCAATCAAGGATTACAAGGTAACCAAGGATTCCAAGGTGACCAAGGAAACCAAGGTAACCAAGGAAACCAAGGAAACCAAGGGAATCAAGGTGATCAAGGATTCCAAGGTGAACAAGGCAACCAAGGCAACCAAGGTGAACAAGGCAACCAAGGGTTCCAAGGTTATCAAGGTGACCAAGGGAACCAAGGTGACCAAGGGAACCAAGGTGATCAAGGGAACCAAGGTGATCAAGGCAACCAAGGTGACCAAGGGAACCAAGGGTTACAAGGCGATCAAGGTGACCAAGGCTACCAAGGGTTCCAAGGTTATCAAGGTGACCAAGGCAACCAAGGTGACCAAGGTGACCAAGGGAACCAAGGGTTCCAAGGCGATCAAGGATTACAAGGCGATCAAGGTGATCAAGGCTACCAAGGGTTCCAAGGCGATCAAGGTGATCAAGGCAACCAAGGGTTTCAAGGTTATCAAGGTGACCAAGGAAACCAAGGTAATCAAGGTGACCAAGGAAACCAAGGGTTCCAAGGTTATCAAGGTGACCAAGGTAACCAAGGATTCCAAGGGGATCAAGGCGAACAAGGCAACCAAGGGTTTCAAGGTGATCAAGGATCACAAGGTGACCAAGGGAACCAAGGTGATCAAGGATATCAAGGAGAGCAAGGCAATCAGGGATCAACTGGTAGTTTTGGCGGTGTAACAGTTGAATATAAAATAGATACAAATAATTATTCAATTAACGACCCAGGCGACAATTATATAAGATTTAACAATGCTTCTCTTGCACTAGCCACACATGTTATAATTGATGATAATCCAAATAATGCAAACATAGATCTTTCTCTATTTTTAGCTACAATCGCTGCTTCAACAAGCACTATGAAAGGTCATTTCAAATTATCTAAGAAAAATGATTCTACAGTATTTGCACTTTATACTATAAGCAATTCCTCAGAAGAAGAACCTAGCTTTTTTGATGTTACAGTTTCTTACTTATCTGGGAGCGGAACATTTTCTAATGATGATGAAGTATTGCTCACTTTTGCAAGAACTGGTGATAAAGGCGATACTGGTAACCAAGGTTTACAAGGCAATCAAGGATTACAAGGTAACCAAGGATTTCAAGGAACTCAAGGTGCTGGTTTTCAAGGTTATCAAGGATTTCAAGGTTATCAAGGTAATCTTGGCGTACAAGGTTATCAAGGTAATCAAGGCTTACAAGGTATAACTGGTGCTACTGGTGCTGGTGGTGCTTTAGGTTATTGGGGATCTTTTTGGTCAACGCAAGATCAAACAGCTTCGCTTGCTAATACAGAATATTTAATTACTTATAATAATACTGATTCAGATAGTAATGGTATTAGTATTGTATCAAATAGTAGGATAACATTTGCATATGAGGGAGTTTATAGTATTACTTTTTCTGTGCAATTTGTTAATACTGATACACAGATACATGATGCCAATGTATGGCTAAAGAAAAATGACTCGAATGTGAGCGATACCGATAGTAAATTTAGCATTACAAGTTCGCATGGCGGTATTGATGGTCACATGATTGGTACTGTTAATTATGTATTAAAATTAGCAGCGAATGATTATCTCCAATTAGCATGGTCAACTAACGACACAGGAATATCACTACAATATATTGCTGCTACTTCTCCTGCTCCAGCTATTCCTAGCATAATACTTACAGCAACTCAAGTTCTTTATACACAAGTTGGTCCACAAGGTTACCAAGGTTTTCAAGGAGTTATTGGTTCACAAGGATATCAGGGTCATCAAGGCAATCAAGGTTTTCAAGGAACTGCTGGAACAAATGGAACCAATGGAGCACAAGGTAATCAAGGATTTCAAGGGTCTATTGGATCTCAAGGAGATCAAGGATCTACTGGATCTCAAGGATATCAAGGATTTCAAGGATCTACTGGATCACAGGGAGATCAAGGATTTCAAGGAGATATTGGTTCACAGGGAAATCAAGGATCTCAGGGGGATCAAGGATCTGTTGGATCTCAGGGGAATCAAGGATCTATTGGATCTCAGGGGGATCAAGGATTTCAAGGTGACCAAGGAAACCAAGGTAATCAAGGATTTCAAGGAGATCAAGGATCTGTTGGATCTCAGGGTGATCAAGGATTTCAAGGGTCTATTGGATCTCAAGGAGATCAAGGTTTTCAAGGATCTACTGGATCACAGGGAGATCAAGGATCTATTGGATCTCAGGGAAATCAAGGATTTCAAGGTGACCAAGGATTTCAAGGTGATCAAGGATTAACTGGACCAGTAGCTGGATCTGCAAATCAAGTAGTTTATAAAGACGGAAGTAATGCTGCTGCTGGTTCTTCATCATTTACATTTGATGGAACAACAGTAACTGTACCAATTCTTTCAGTTACTAGAACCGCTGGAACTGGAACACAAAGCCCTTCTGTAACTATTACTGCTCCTGCTCATACAGCTTTAACAGCTTCTACAGAGTCCAATGACTTAAATATAAATTTGGCAAGAACGGCACAATTTGCAACTGGTGCATTAACTACTCAAAGAGCAGTTAGAATACAAGCTCCAACTTATAGTTTTGTTGGTGCTAGTACATTAACTACAGCAGCTACTGTTCAGATTGATTCTGCACCTGTTGCTGGAACTAATGCCACATTAACAAACGCAATAACATTCAGAGCTTTAACTGGTGTTGCTACTGCGGTTGGTATAGTTATACAAGGTGCTTCATCTCAATCTGGTGATTTATTTCAAATACAAAATAATTCAGCCACAGTATTGTTTTCATTTAATAGTAATGGTTCTTTAGTTCTTAGTCCTTACGGAACTTCTACTGGAAATACCAACGAGCTTCGCTTTTTAGAGCTTGCTGCCAACGGCACAAATTATGTTGGATTTAAAGGTGCAGATAGCATAGCTGCTAATGTAATATGGACTTTACCATCAACAGATGGCAATAATACTGGTACAATATTAACTAATGGTAGTGGAACACTATCTTGGTCTACAGCACCATCAGCAGGAAGCAATATATTTTTAGCTAACAACTTTGGAGGTTTATAAAAATGCCAGTTACAGCAACACCAATATTTGTACAATCACCTTTGATTGGTTATTTGGATATGAGTGCTCAAACAGCGTGTACAACTAGAGGTAAGACTGCTACTGCCAGTCTTGCAGGAGCTAATATTGTACAATTGCTAAATACTAC